GGGCCTGGGCCGCTGACACGTTCTCGACGGATCGGATCGGTCTGCAGAGCCCATTCAATAACGGCTTTGAAGTCACGCCGCATGATACCAACGAGCTGACTAACCACACCCGGGCCATTTATGTGGGTGGTGCCGGCAACATTTCGTTGACGACCAGCGGCGGCGATCTATTCACGATGACTGGTGTGCTGGCTGGGACGTTATACTGGGTTCGTGCCAAGATCATCCTGTCGACTGGCACTACAGCCACCAACCTGGTCGGATTGTACTGAGGGAGGGCTTGGATATGTTGGCGCAGAACTACGGGTTCTGGACGGCCGCATACTGGCCAAGGATTGCTGTCGGTAACAAGGTGCTGTTGGTCGTGGAGGGCTAAATGGGACGCTTGCGAAATGCCTGGACTGCACTTGTCGGCCGTAAGGAGAGCATGGCAGGCCATGTCGTCGCGTTGGGTGACATGGGCCAGCCGGCATGGACGCCACGGGACTATGGCAATCTCGCCAAGGAGGCGTATCAGAAGAACGTAGTGGCGTTTCAATCCATCAATATGGTGGCGCAAGGATTTGCTCAGATCGATTGGGAGCTGTTCCGTAAGGGCCGTGGTGATCGGGCACAGCTTGATGAGCATTCATTGCTGAACCTCGTGAAACGACCCAACCCCATGACCGGCGGTGCTGACTTGTTCAGCGCTTGGGGAGCATTTCTGCTAATCGCCGGCAATTCGTACCTGGAGGCTGTTGGACCTGACGGGAAGGAACCGATCGAATTGTGGAACCTGCGCCCCGACCGCATGAAGGTCGTACCCGGCAAGACGGGATTGCCGGCCTTGTACCGTTACAGCCTCAAGGGTCGCGATGTGGACTGGCCCGTAGACCCCTTTACGGGCCAGTCCCTCGTGAGCCATTGGCGGACATTCAATCCACTCAACGACTGGTATGGCATGAGCGCCATTGAAGCAGCGGCGTTCTCTGTGGACCAGCACAACTCAGCCGGCCAATGGAACCAGTCCATGCTTCAGAACAGGGCCATGGTCGGTGGAGCACTCATCTTCAAATCCACGGACGAGGGTGGCGGACCTGCCGTCCTGTCGCCAGAGCAACGTGCATCACTGCAGCACCAGCTGGATACGAGGTTCGCTGGAGCGCGGAATGCTGGCAGGCCTGTCCTGCTGGAAGGAGATTTCGATTGGAAAGAAATGAGCCTGACACCCAAGGACATGGACTGGCTCAAGGGGCGTGATGTTTCGGCCCGTGATGTGGCGCTGGCGTTCGGGGTGCCGCCCCAGCTTGTGGGCATCCCGGACGCTGCCACCTATTCCAATATGCGTGAGGCCCGGTTGGGGCTGTGGGAAGAAACCATCTTGCCCCTGTTGGACAAGGGGCGGGATGAACTCAACAACTGGCTGGTGCCGATGTTTGGTGATGACTTGGCGCTGGAGTACAACGCCGACGTTGTGCCGGCCTTGAACATGCAGCGGCAGCGCAAATTCGAGACATTTGGAGGGGTGGATTTTCTTACCATCAACGAGAAGCGGGAGGCCGTGGGTTATGAGCCAGTGGATGGCGGCGACGATATCCTTGTCAATGCTGGCCTGCTGCCGCTCGGATTTTCCCTTGGTAATGACGACGAGGGGCAGGTCGCTCTAGCCAGCCCTGGTGGCCTGTCCTACAAGTTGTTGACGGACAGGTCGCCGGGTGCCCAGGCCAGGGAATTTGCACAACACACCCGGCTGCAGATCGCCCGCGCACGTGGGCTCGCAAGATCAATGATAGCAGAATTGCGTCGTGTGGCACGGGACGCGGCGGCGGGATATGCCGAGGGTGGCCTGAGTGAGGCCATGCACCGCACGGACCAGCACGACGAGCGCGTCACCTTGGCCTTGCGCGCCCACTACACCACGGTCATGGACACATTCGGTGAGCGCATTCTTGACGCCGCCAAGGATCAGGGGGCGGTGGAGACCAAGGATGCTGCTGACGCCTTTGCGTTGTCGCGGGATGAGTGGATCGGCACCCATGCCGCGAAGAAGGTAACGGCTATCAGCAAGACCACGCGGGACCAGATCCGTAATGCCGTGGCCGAGGGTGAGGCCGTGGCTGAAGGCACCGTGGCAGTGGCCCGTCGGATCACGGAAGCCACGGGCGGGCTCATTGCGCGTAATCGCGCGGTCCTTATCTCCCGCACGGAGACCCATTCGGCAGCGGTGGCGGCAGGTGATCAAGCTGCCGAGGCAACAGGACTGCAGTTGCAGAGGGAGTGGATTGCGGCTGGTGACGACCGGACCCGTGAGACGCACATCGAGGCGAATGGTCAAGTGGTCCAACTCAAGCAGCCGTTCCGTGTTGGCAATGGTGATCTGATGAGACCCGGTGATCCCAGCGGACCACCTGAGGAGACGATCAACTGTCGCTGTGTCATTGGGCACCTGACACCAGAGGAGGTAGCATGAGAGTTCTGATGATTTGGGACATGCAGCTAAGGCGAAGGAGCTAACGCCATGATTGAGATGAAACGGATCGACTGCTCGTTGACAGTCACCAAGGACCTGTCGGAAGACGGCACATTCGAGGGCTATGGTTCAGTGTTCGATGTGCTGGACAGCGATCGCGAGATCGTTGTTAAAGGAGCCTTTGAGAAATCGCTGAAGGAGAAGGGGCCGCGTGGTATCAAGTTCCTTTGGCAGCATCGGACGGACCAACCCGTCGGCATCTTCCCGGAGATGGGTGAGGATGAGCGAGGCCTGTTTCTAAAAGGCGACATCGCGACTGCTGCCTCGCAGGGCAGGGATGCTTATGAGTTGCTCAAGATTGGAGCACTCGATGGATTGTCCATCGGCTTCCGAACGGTCAAATCGGAAATCGATGAGGAAGTACGGATCAGGAAGCTGGTTGAGATTGATCTATGGGAGGTCTCCCTGGTCACTTTTCCAGCCAACTCACAGGCGCGAGTGAGCGCCGTAAAAGATGATGTTGCGTTCGCCGGTCTGGCCGGGATGGCCAGCACCATTGAGACAGAACGTGACTTCGAGGGTCTTCTACGGGACGTAGGGTACTCGCAGCAAGAGGCCAAGGCCATTACAGCCAATGGCTTCAAATCACTTGTCGCGGCACAACGGGACGTTGGCGCTGAGGCAGACCTGATCGCGGCCATGAAGGCAGCGTCAGGGGTAATCTCCCATCAATGACAATGAGGATATTTTGTCATGGCTGATCAAGCGCCAGACGTGAAGGAGGTCGTCGAGAAACTCTCGAAAGACGTTGCCACCTTCATCGAGACGAACGACCAGCGCCTCAAGCAGATCGAAGACAAAGGCAGTGCCGATGTCGTGACTACGGAGAAGCTCGAGCGGATCGAGAAAGGCCTCGATGCCCTCGAGACTATCAATCAGCAGATTACCAAGGCTGCTGAGGATGTCAAGACCCAGGCCGAGAACGTCGCCGAACAGGCGGAGCAGCTCGACCGGATCGAAACTTCTCTGAAGCGCGTCGACAAAGCCGCTGGTCCCGATTTGGAGACGCAGGAAAAAAAGGCAGCGTTCTTCAACTATTGCCGTCGTGGCAAGGAGGCGATGACCGCTGAGGAAATCAAGGTGCTGACCGTGGGTGATGATGCCACCGGTGGCTACTTGGCTCCTTCCGAGTACGTTCGGGAAATCATCAAGGACGTCGTGGAAATGTCGCCCATCCGCACGATCGCGCGGGTTCGCAGCACCACACAGCGCTCCGTGATGCATCCCAAGCGCACCGGCACCTTCGCCGCTGTGTGGGTCCATGAGGCCGGCACCCGTTCGGAAACGACGGGTCTGACCTACGGGCTGGAGGAAATCCCCACGCACGAGCACTATGCGCTGGTGGACATCTCCGAGCAAGACCTCGAGGACAGTGCGTTCAACCTTGAGGCCGAACTCAACATGGAGTTCGCCGAACAGTTCGGCGTCTCCGAAGGCACAGCGTTCGTGAACGGCGACGCCGTGGGACAGCCCGAGGGCTTCCTGCAGAACGGCGACGTCGGCACTACGAACTCCGGGCACGCAACGCTGATCCAGGCCGACGGTCTGATCGACACATTCCACGCCATCAAGTCGGCGTATGCCCGCAATGCTGTCTGGGTCCTCAACAGGAACTCCATCGGCGCCGTCCGCAAGTTGAAGGACGGCAACGGTCAGTACTTGTGGATGGCCGGCATTGCGAACGGCGTTCCGAACACGATCATCGGGGCACCGTATGTCGAGGCAACGGACATGCCCAACCAAGCCGCGGCCGCCAACTCGGTCGCTTTCGGCGACTTCCGTCGGGGCTATCTCATCGTGGACCGCATTCGCCTGTCGGTTCTGCGTGATCCCTATACGCAAGCCGCGAGCGGCAACGTCCGCTTCATTGCCCGTCGCCGTGTCGGTGGGCAGGTGGTGCTCGCCGAGGCGCTTCGCCTCAACACCATCTCGGCCTAAGGAGGGCTCATCATCATGAACCTCTATAACAATCTTCTGCCGGCTCGGGCGATTAGCCCCATTGCCGACAGCAGCGACAACACGGTGCTCGTGTCTGAGATCCTGGACACCCAGGGGTTCGAGGAAGTTCTGCTCCTCATTCTCATCGGGTCCCTGGCGGACGCGGCTGCCACCTTCACCGTTCTCATCGAAAGCGGCGACGACAGCGGCTTGTCGGATAACGTCGCGGTCGACGATGCCTTCCTGCAGGTGGACGAGGCCAATGTCTCGTTCGACGAAGCCGACGACAACACCGTCCGTCGTATCGGCATCGTGCCTCCGGAGCGGTATCTGAGGGCAACCATCACACCGGCCGGCAATGCGGGCGTCGCGTTCTTCTGCGCCTGTTGGCTGTCCGGCAAGGCCAGGCACGCTCCGGTCACGGCGCAAGCCACCTGACCAGGGCGAGTGGGATGGTCTGGGTGGTGTACTGCCTCCCTGGTGCCACCCAGGCCTGACCCATTGGAAGGAGAAACGCAATGCGAAATCTTCTGAAGAAAGCCTTGTCAGGATTGTTTGTTGGCCTGTGCATCTTCGCTGGTGCCGCTATTGCTCAGAATGTCAGCAATTATTCGGAGCAAGGTGGTGCGCGTTGGGTGATCGGTGGATCGCTCGATATCGCCAGCGGCGGTGACCTGGACATCGAAAGCGGTGGCACGTTCTCCATTGCGAGCACCACGGTATCGGCAACCGGTGCGGAGCTGGACGAAGCGTATCTGTCATTTACACTGGCAGATATTCAGACGGCCTCCTCAACGGTGTACGTCCCGATGCCCGTTGCCGGTGATATCAGTTCGATCCGCGTGTCCATTGATACAGCGATCACGGAAGGGTCGGCGAGTGACCTAACCTTCGTCGCTTACATCCAGGACGCTACCGGAAAGACACCGATCACTGGTGGCGAGGTCGATGTGGCCTCACCAATCTCGGTCGGCGATACGGGAACCGCGACACCCACTGCGCTTAACACAGTGGCCGCGGGTGAACGTATTGTCATCGAGAGCGATGGTGCCTCGTCAACGACTGCCAAGGCCGTGTTCACCATTACCATCGATCGGTAAATGCTGACCACGTACTACAAGGGATGTGCGCTCGTCATTGCTGCGGTCCTTGCGACCGCGGCGATGGCGGGCCACGTTCCAAGTTGGGGTCTAGTGGTAGCACCCAAATGGCTGGCGATTGAAGTGCTGGCTGCCGTGGGGTGCGTGCTGCTGATTACCGATCGGGCTCGCCTGGATGTCGTCGATATGGTGGCCGGGATGATGCTCGCTTGGGCTGCAGCCTCCATTGCATGGACCCCCGACGTTGCTCAGTACACACATCAGATGTTCCATGCCACGGCGTTGCTCATATTGTTTATTTTGGTCCGACGAGTGGACCAAGATTTCTTGATTACTGCGATGAGTTGGGCTGCCGCTGCGGCAATTATCGTTGCTAGCGTTAGTGATATCCTCCGGCCAGATTGGCGAGGGGGCTTTGGGAATGACAACTTGGTCTCGGAGATGATCCTGGTGGCGCTGCCCTGGGCCGTGTGGCGAGTGCCTTGGGTTATCCGCAGTGCCGTGGTCATTGCTGCCGCCTACCAGCTTTGGGACAACCCCAGCCATAGCGAGTTCGTCGCTTTTGCGGGCATGGTCGCCTTCGCCATATGCGCCTGGAGACGCCGTGTGATGACCACTGATCTTCTTATCATAGCCTTGGGCCTATCCGTTGTCCTCTTGGTCGTCCTGTGGAGCAGTACGGAGCTCCAGACGTCCTTACGCTTCCGTTGGGAATTCGCTCAGACCACGCTGCGGATGTGGTGGGCTGCTCCATTGATCGGGCAGGGATTTGGTGGGTATCTGTACCAGTATCCTTTTTTCGCGACGGCACCATTCACGGAAGTGGTGACGCCGGGCACCGTGGTCGAGGCAGCGCACAACGAATATCTGCAGCTGTTGAGCGACCTGGGTCTTGTGGGATTTGGCATCGTCACCATTTTTGCGGTCATGGTCCTAAAGCGATGTGTGGGCATCGGCCCCCATTGTTTTTCCCTGGCCGCCCTGGCAACCCTGGCCCTGGTGTCCTTCCCCTTACAGAACCCAGCGACGGCCTTCATGGCGGTCGTGGGCCTGGGAGTAATGGCACCCGCCTTCGGGCGTGCGCGAAGGAGCGCGCTGCGTCGGCTGGTGTTGCCTGGGTTGATGGCAGTGACGATAGCGATCGTTGGCTACTATGGCATCAAGGAGGCCAAGGCCGAACAGATGCACATGATCGCTGAGAACGTTAAACGGGAGGTGCCGAAGCTGGCTTACCAGCTTGAGCGGATGGCCCTCAGGGAGTATCCCTTCTATAATCTGCGTCGGATCGTTCTATTCCCGGCGCTAATGAGGTGGGTGAGGTTGGACCCGAAGCACGGTGTCCCGCCGAAGAAATTCGGGGAGGCAATGCTCGTGAGCACACTCGCTTCTCCCCGATCCAATCCGGTGGTGCTCACGACATTGGAGTATGCGGCCATGCGTGGTCATCTTAAATAACGGAAGGAGAGAATTTGATGTGGGTCAAGATGAAACAGGACTGTGACGGCTCGCCAGACGGCGCCAAAGTCGAACACTTCAAGGAGGGCGATAAGCACAACGTGCCCGAACGCTTGCGGGATGTGTTCGTCGAAGGTGGCCTGGCCGAAGACACCACGGCCCCCAAGGCCAAAAAAGAAAAGAAGGACAACAAGGCCAAGGCCGGCGCCCCCGAGGACAAGGGAGACTGATCATTGTCCCTCAGTCCAACTCGACTGATTAAGCTCCCGCTCCGTCTTACGGAACAGGGCGCTCCCACCGTTGAGCCGATGTTGGTAGCGACTGCCAAGGATCATCTGAAGGTGACCGATACAGCAGACGATACCCTCATCACCAATCTCATCGTGGCGGCTCGTCAACGCTGTGAGGATTACACGGGGCGGGCGCTGATCACTCAGACGTGGCAAGCGTTCATGGACCAATGGCCGTTCTCCAATGATGCCGATGCGCTGTGGGAAGGCACTCGCACCGGTCCTGAGAGCATCATTACCGGCCGAGCGGAAGGGATCGTGTTACCCAAGCCACCTTTAGCATCAGTAACGCACATCAAAACTTACGATGATGCCGATGTAGCGACGACATTCGCTGCCAGTAATTACTTCGTCGATACAGCGACCGAACCCGGGCGGATTGTTTTGCGATCTGGCTCCAGTTGGCCGAACCCCTCGCGTGTAGCGAATGGCATTGAAGTCCAATTCGTCTGTGGCTATGGCGTCGCTGGTAGCATACCCGATGACCTCATGTCGGGAATGCTTATGCTCATCGGGCATCTGTACGAGAACCGTGCGGAAGTCCAGGAGACAAATGCCAATCAAATGCCCTGGGGTGTCAGATCCCTTTGGGATAGCAAACGGATCATAGAAGTCGGATGAACATCGGCAAGATGAGAACACAGCTCGACCTGCAGGTTAAGAACATGACACCGGATGCTGGTGGCGGTGCCGGTGGTACGTTGTCCTGGGATGCAGTCGCCAGCGTGTGGGGCCACATTAAACCTATGTCCGCGGGCGAGCGTCTTGCCCAGCAGGGCCTCGAAGATGTAGTCACCCACCAGGTGACGATTCGGCATCGGACGGACATCACGACGGAGAACCGGTTCGTGGTGGGGTCGCGGGCATTCAACATCAAGGGCATCTTCGATCCTGAGGATGATAAAGCCCGGTACCTTGTCATGCTGTGCGATGAGGGGGTAGCCACCTGATGGCGCAAGCCAGCAAAATCATCGGCATGAAGGAGCTGAAGGGCCGGCTCAAAAAACTGCCGGAGAAGGCTCGTAAGCCCATGGCCGATCTGTTATTGTCCGCGGCTGTGGACACTGCGACGGAGGCCAAGCGTCTGGTGCAACGTGGACCCAAGTCAGGCCGTATGTACCGGCGCCGCAGCGTGATCCACAGGGCTTCCGCTCCCGGCCAACCCCCTGCCACTGACACTGGCTTCTTAGCTGCTCACATCCGGGCATCGATGGCCAGGGGGAAGCGGCTTGCAGCCGAGGCCGTGAGTGGCGCCGAGTATTCGGACATGCTGGAATTCGGGACCAGCCGCATGGGGGCACGGCCGTTTATGACACCGGCCTTCGAACACGCTAAGGATGGCTTTAAGAAACGCCGCAAGGTCTTCCTTAAGAAGTTCACCAGATCAGCGGGGAAAGGCTGATGGCTTCATCTGAGTGGGAACTGCAGGTCGAGATTTATGACGCCATCCGTAATGACGCCACTGTGCAGGGGCTCATCGGCAGCACGGCACGGGTCTATGATCATGTGCCTCAAGATCCGACGTTCCCTTATGTGACCATTGGCGAGGGGACCACGATTGATGAGAGTACGTTCGCGAAGAATGGATTTGAGCACACACTCGAAATCCATTCGTGGTCTCGCTACCGTGGCCGCAAGGAAGTTTCTGATATTATGAGTGCAGTCCACGGAGCACTGCACGAGGTGACGCTGACACCAGCGACATTTGTTCACGTGGGAATTGTCTTCGAATTCTCACAATCATTGCTTGAGCCCGATGGGCTGACCCGGCACGGTGTGCAGCGGTTCCGAGCAATATTGATGGAGGCCTGATCATGGCACTATACGTCCTTACGAACTGCAAGTTTTGGCTGGGTGATCATGACCTGTCCGGGCACCTGAACCAGATGGCTCTGGAGTACGCTGCGGAGCTTCAAGACGACACGGTGTTCGGTGACGATACTCGGTCGCGTATCGGTGGGCTCAAGACGATCCAAGCCAACCTGGAAGGCTTCTATGATACGGCAGCAGCACCAGCCGACATCGACAGTCACATATTCCCGAAGGTCGGGACGCAAGGTATCGTCACCACGGTTGGACCCACCGACGGCGCGGATGCTTCGCCGGCTTATTTCTTCCAAGCCAACGAAGGCGAGTACAATCACGAGGCAGTGCTGGGAGAAATTCTCAGCTTCAGCGCTCGTGCAGAAGCTAGTGAGGGTCCGTTGGTCTCAGGGACGGTCATGCACAATGCCACCCGGACCACGACTGGGAATGGCACTGCTCGTCAGCTTGGCCTTGTGGCTGCTGGGGAAAGTGTGTATGCCTCGCTCCATGTTATCACTGCCAGCTCTGGCGACACCCTCGATGTGATCGTTCAAAGTGACGACAACTCGGGGATGACTTCAGCAACCAATCGCCTGACCTTCACCCAGGCGACCGGGATCACGTCCGAATGGAAGTCTCTTGCGGGCGCGATTGCCAATGACGACTGGTGGAGGGTCAACTACACCATTGGTGGCGCAGGACCGAGCTTTGAGTTCATCTGCGCTATTGGTATCGTCTAAGGAAGGAGAGCCATCATGGCGATCTTCGTTGCAACTGATTACTCTGTCACACTCAACACGGTCGATTTGTCGGACCACGTGAAGTCTTGCGTTCTGAACTATAGCGCGGAGCTGCAAGATGATACTGTGATGAGCGATACTACCCGGTCACGCATTGGTGGCCTGTTGGATTGGTCTATCGACATTGAGTTTGCCCAGGACTTCGCGGCGTCCAAGGTCGATGCCACCCTCTTCAGCATCGTTGGAACCGTGTTCGCTTGTGTCCTGGTGCCGACGAGTTCGGCCGTTAGCGCGACCAACCCCAGCTTCACCGGCAATGGTGTGCTGGAAACCTACCCGCCGATGGGTGGGGCCGTGGGTGATTTGGCGACGACCAATATCACTATCCAGTCGGCTGGCACACTCACGCGAGCCACATCATAACCCTTAGGAAAGGAGGGAGGCATGAGAACCCTATCCAAGGAGGACATCTTGGGTGCGGACGACCTTCGTACTGAAGATGTCGAAGTACCCGAATGGGATGGTAAGGTGACTGTCCGTATGATGACCGGAACGGAGCGAGACAAGTGGGAGGCTTCGCTGATGCCGGAGGACGGTGAAAGCCGTAAGTCGGTGTTCCAGAACATGCGGGCACGTCTCATTGCTCTGACCGCCATCAATGGCGACGGCGAGCTGATGTTCACTGCTGCAGACATGATCGAACTGGGCAAGAAGAATGCGAAAGCCCTCGACCGTGTCTTTGCCGTTGCTTCTCGATTGAATGGTCTGACCGAACAGGACATCGAGGAAGTGGTGGGAAACTTAGGCGGCGCCCCGAGCGGATTAGGTACCTCGCCCTCTGTCGCGAGTTAGGATATCCCAGCGTCAGGGCGCTGTTGTGTGAATTGACCAGCGAGGAGATTACTGAATGGCTGGCCTTCAAGCAGATCGAGAACGAACTCGACGACGAAGGGGCCATTCAGGGTCAGCTGCTCCAGCGGGTCATGGACAAGACAAAGAAGGGGCGTAAGCACTGATGGCAACATTAGGCACATTGGCCATTCGGTTCGAGGCTGACATGAAGCCATTTAATCGTGGCATCGATCAGACCGAACGGCGCTTGCGAACATTCCAGAGCCGCGTCGGTAAAACCTTCCGCAGTGTTGGGAAATCCGTCGGGGGTGCCGTCAAGAAGATGGCGTCCTTCCGTGGGGCCATGGTCCTCGCGGCAGGTGTCACTGGTCTTGGATTGCTCATCAAAAAATCCATTGATTTCGGTGACGAGCTGGCAAAGACAGCAGACAAGACCGGGTTCACTACAACCAAGCTGCAAGAGCTCCGTGTGGCAGCGGATCTAGCCGGCGTTAATGTTGGGGCCATGGCCGGTGGCCTGTCGGCCTTCGCCAAGCGGATCGGTGAAGCCCGCGCGGGCACGGGTACCTTAATCACCATCCTGAAAGGCATGGATACGGAGCTGCTGAAGAATGTCCAAGCCGCCCAGAACGTCGACGACGCTTTCGACCTCATTATCAAAAAGGGTGCTTCCCTGACCTCCCAACTGGATCGGGCTGCGCTGTTCGCTGCGGCCTTTGGGCGGACCATGGGCGTAGACATGACCAACCTGATTAAGAATGGCATCGGGGGCATGGAGGCCGCCATACAACGGGCCAGAGATCTGGGGCTGGTGCTGGAGGAGGACCTGCTACGGTCGGCTGAGAAGGCTAAGGATGAGCTTACGTTGCTGTTCACCTTGATCAAGGTGAAGGTGACGCAGGCCGTGCTGGAAAATGCGGACGCCATTGCTGATCTGGCGACGGCCCTGACGAATTCCATTCCTGCGATCATTACTTGGGGGCGGGAGTGGGCTGTATACTTC